CCGACGGCAGTGCGCGCGGCCTCGAAGCGGCTGCGCAGCTTGGCCTTGCTCATGGGCTCGCCGTGCTCGTCGACCAGCAGCGCCAGGCTGCGCACGGCGAAGCGGCGCTTGCGCTCGAGCATGCGCTCGACCAGGGCCTTGAGCTCGCCGGCCACCTCGATGCGCATTGGCCGGCCGGTCTTGTCCTGGCGGAACGTGAGGTGCCCATCGCGGATGTCGGTCTCGCGCATCCTGAGCACATCAGCGGGGCGCTGGCCCGTGAGGTAGGCGAGGTCCAGGGCATCGCGCAGCGCGGCGCTGCCGGCCGCGTAGACGGCCTCGAGCACGTCGTCCTCGATGTACACCGCCTTGCGCCCGGGCAGGCGCTTGGTCTTGATCGCGGCCACCGGGTTCGTCGTGCAGAAGTCGCGCGCCATTGCCCAGCCGTAGATCATCGACAGCACTGACTTCTCGCGCAGCGCGCGGTGCCGGGACTCCATTGATCGCTTGTCGATGTAGAGCTGCACGTGGCTCGGCTTGACCTGGTCCATCGGCGCGTCGGCGAACGCGCGCATGAGCTTGTCGAGCGCGAAGCGGTAGTCGGCCTGGGTGCCGGCGCTGACCTCGGCGAACTGCGGGCTGGTGAGGTACTGGCCGATCGCCCAGCCCACGGTGATGAGCGTGGTGGGCGGCGCCTGGTGCAGCTCGGCCCAGCGCTGCACGGCCAGCACGAAGTCGGTGCCCAGGCTGATCTCGCGCCGCGGCCGGCCGCCGCAGTCGTAGGTGTAGTAGGTGACATCGCCCCGCACCCGCGCCCGCATGCGCGGGGGCAGGTTGCGGTTCACCGTGCGGTGTCTGCCCATGATGGTGTCCACCCCTTGGCCGGCCCGTTGCGATCGCTCCTGGAGCCCTCCAGCACCGCGCGCGCCACTTTCGGCTGGCCGGCAGCGTTGACGTGGAAGGGTACACGTTGGCGCTTGAGCATCTCCACCTGCTTGCGCCGCTGGCGGTAGCCGGTCAGCTCGGCCACCTCGTCGTCGGTGAGGAACATCAGTTCTGGCCCTCGGCTATCTTGGTTCTCTGACCGTCCACCCAGCGTCGCGCAGCAGCGCCGCGGCGCGCTCGATCTCGGTGCCGTGCCACTCGCGGTTCAGGCGCCAGCGGCCGGCCTCGAAACTGACCTGCCCGCGCGCCCGGGGCGCTTTGAGCAGGCCCCAGACATGGCGCGTCTCCAGCTCGCACAGCGCGCCCAGCGTCACCGTGGGCAGGCTGTCGACGCGCGCCAGCTCGGCCAGCAGCGCGGCCGTCTTGCCGGTGGACTGCAGGGCGTCGCATTCTGGTGGGTCTGACGCAATGGGCGTCATGCGGATGCTGCGCGGGTTGCGCAGCAGGGCATCCCAGGGGCTGGCGACGGTCATGCCATCACCTCGCGCAGCAGCTTGCCGCAGTAGCAGCAGAAGCGCATGCCGTTCTCGCTCGGCCAGCCGTCGATGATCTGGTACTTGCCACCGCAGTCGGTGTCCCACGAGCCGGTGTCCACGTCTTCGGTCCAGGTGCAGTGCCTGGGCGTCTGATCTGCGGCCTCCAGCAGTTTGCCGTCGTCGGTCGCGGCCCGACGCCTCTCGAGTTCGATCAGCAGGTCGATGTAGTGCTTGGCCTTCTCCAGGTCGGCGGTGCCGCCCTTGGAGCGCCAGCGCGTGACGTACTTGATCACGTTGCCCTCGAAGTAGCCGATGCCGTTGGCGTGGATGTACTCCACCGGCTGGATCGTCAGAGTCTTGTAGTGGCCGCCGGCCACCTGGGTGCTCAGTGCGCTCATGTATTGTTCCTCTCTGCCAGCATGGCGTCTGCCATCGCGTAGGCCGCTTCTGCAATGCCGCCGATGTTTGTAATCACCGGGTTGCGGGCAAACAGAAGCCCTTGCATCGCCTTCGCAGCGAAGTAATCGCGCAGGGTCATGCCGTCGCTGATCTCTGGATCACGCCGCCACCCTAAAGGGTGCGGAAACGCCGGCCCTCCGGTGTCTTTCATCGTCTTCCCTTCATCGCCTCAAGCAGCACGCTCTGCACGGAGGCCTTCGATTGCAGTCGCTGCAGCACGAGCTCGTCGACGGTGTCGCGGGCCACGATGCGGTGCACGTACACCGGGCGGTTGTGCCCGGCCTGGGCCTGGCGCGTGGGCCCTATGCGTTCGATGATCTGCTCGTGCTCCTCGAGGTTCCAGTTGAGGCTGAAGAACACGATGGTGTTGCCGCCGTCCTGAAGGTTGAGCCCGTGACCAGCGCTCGCAGGGTGAGCGAGTAGCAGTGGTATCCGGCCCAGGTTCCACGCCTCGATCGTTCGAGGGTCAGTGTCCAGCGTCCGAGCTTCAGGGAACGCGCGCTGTAGTCGGGCGAGGTCACTCTTGAAGTGGTAGGCGACCAGGACCGGAGCCCCGGCAGCCTCCTCCACCACGGACGCGAGGGCATCAAGCTTGGCATCGTGCAGTTCCTTCCACGTTCCCTGGTCATCGACGTAGACCGCACCGTTGGCGGCCTGCAGACACTTCATCGTGCGGGCCGCGGCGCTGAAGGCCTCGACCTCGGTGCCGCCGGCCAGCACCGTGAACATCTCGCGCTCAAGCTCGCAATAGTGGCGCCGGGCCGTGGCCGGCAGCTCGACCTCGATCAGGTTCTCAACCAGTGGCGGCAGGTCCAGGTAGTCGCCCGCGCGCACGGTGATCGTCAGGTCGCGCAGCCGGTCCTCGATCTCGGCCTGGGCGTGCGGCAGCGGCACGAGCTGGCGCGCGAAGCGGCTCGAGCCGACCTGCTTGGCCTGGAACCATCGGTTCTCGAACGCGTTGAACGTGCGCCCGAGGCGCTGGCCCGCGTCGAGGAACCAGGCCTGGCCCCACAGATCGCGCAGGCCGTTGGGCGCGGGCGTGCCGCTGAGGTTGACCCAGCGACGCACGCGCTTGTGCGCGACGCGCCCCAGGGCCTGGGCACGCACGCCGCCCTGGCGCAGGCGGAAGCTCTTGAGCCTGGTCGACTCGTCGGCGATCACGGTCTTGAACGGCCAGCGGTCACCGAGGTGCTCGACCAGCGCGGCCGCGTTGTCGTAGTTCAGCGTCACCACGTCGGCGCCCTTGTGGCGCAGCGCCTCGCGCATCGGGGCGGCGCCGCCGGCGGCCACCGCCACGTCGACGCCGCTCAGGTGCGCCCACTTGCGCACTTCGTCGGGCCAGGTGCTCGAGGCCACGCGCAGCGGCGCCAGCACCAGGGCCGGGAAGGGATCGTCGACCAGGGACAGCGCGTCGAGCGCGGTGAGCGTGCTTGCGGTCTTGCCCGTGCCCATGCCAGCCCACACGTTGCAGCGCTCGTGCTCGACGATGTGCTCGATGACGGCGCGCTGGTAGTCGCGCGGCTGGAAGATCATCGCCAGATGTCCTGAAGGTGCAGGGCGCAGGAGTTGATGCCGCGCTGCTCGGGCTTTGGTGTGCGGTCGGTCACTCGGTGGCGGCTCTGCGTGGCATTGGGCATGCGCAGCCCTGGCGCGGATTCCTCAACGCTGACGAACACGGTCAGGCAGCCACCGCACATGCGCCGCCGCCAGACCTTGCCGTCGTGCGGCCGGCTTTCCAGCACCTTGCCCTTGGTCGACTTGTTGCAGAGCGGACACCTCATCGCGGCCACACCATGAGCGCGACGGTGGCGACCAGCACCACGCAGATGATGGCTTCGATCATGCTGCGGGCCTCCAGGTCCAGACGCTGTTGGCGGCGGCCACCGCCGGCTGGCGCTGCTTGGCGCGCCACTTGGCGCAGCGCTGACGGTGGCTGTAGGGCCGGGGCTTGCGTGCCTCGGGCCCGTCGCCTGCGGCGTAGACCGCGCGCAGGTAGACCTTGCCGTGGCCGTTGTCGCGCGTCCAGGCGCGGATGTGCACGCGCGGCGTGGCCAGGTTGCGCAGCGTGCTGATCACGGCCGAGACGTTCTCGGCCGAGGTGCCCGGGAAGAACTCGGCCACCTCGCGGGCGGTGAGCGGGCCGACGCGCGTAAGCACGTCCAGCACCGCCGCGTGAGTGCACTTCATGCCAGCAGCGCCTCCACGCCGTCGATGCTGTCGATCACCTCGACCAGCTCGCCCAGGCGTCGCATGCGGTTGTGCTCGCGGATCTGCTGGGGTGTCGGCACCTGGCCCGTCGCCTTGAGCTCAACCCAGATCGGCTTGCGGCCGGGCAGCATCACGCGCCGGTCGGGCGCGTTGACGCGGCCGATCCACTGCGTCTTGCGCACCTCGCCGCCGAGCTGCTTGACGCGGCGCACGAGGTGCTGCTCGATGTCGCGCTCTCTCATTCGAGCCACCTTGAGCCGAAGACGATGGCCAGGTAGATGCCTACGATGCCCGCGCACACCTTGAGCAGATCGCCCAGGATGAGCCACTGCACGCTGTCGGGCGCGCACTCGTCGGGCGTCGGGCAATTGCCGCGGCCTTGCCTGCAGTTGCCGCCGCAGCCGGGCAGGCCGCGCGCGGCCCAGGGCTCGATGCGCGCATCGCAGGCCTCGTCGATCTCGTCCCTCTCGTGGCGATTCATCAGATCACCCCGACCAGCATCAGTACCGCAGCGACGGCGCAGATCGCCAGCAGGAACAGGTCTTCGCGGCGGTGGCGGAGCTCGCTGGGCGAGACGCTGTGGTAGCCGGTGCGGAATTCGCAGTCGGCCAGCGTACGCGGCGTCTGCAGGTGGGAAAGTTTCATGGTGGGGGCTTTCAGAAGAGGGCTGGCGGCAACTGCGGCAGCGCCGGCTTGGGTTGAGGGGCCGGGCGCCCGGGCTTCACGCCGGGCGGCAGGCTCGGGTAATCCAGCAGGCGGCCCGGAAAGGGCCAGGGTTGCGGGCGGAGGGGGCTGTTGCTCATGCGAAGATTCTGTAGCAAACGCTAAAGTGTAGCGCGAGAGAAAACCCTTAGACCAGCCCGCCGCACGCGCCGACGTCGGCCAGGATCTGCAGCGCCTCGCGCTCATACCAGTCGTGGTCGACGTCGGCCGGCAGCTCGGCCGGCAGCTCCATCAGCGCGCGGGCGCCATCGCTGCGCGGCACCGTGTAGCCGTTGCTCTGGTAGCGCAGCGCGCCGGCCACGCCGCGGGCGTAGTACCAGCGCACGGTCTTGCCCAGGTACTGGCCGCGCTGGTCGATGGCGCCGCCCTTGACGGTGCGCAGCGTGACGAAGCGCCGCGTGTCGGTGCAGGCGCGCACCGTCTGCCCGGGCGGCGTGCCGTCCACCAGCCAGCGCACGGCCGCGTCGATGGCCACGGCGTTCACCGGGTTCTTGGCCAGGCTCTCAAGCGCGTAGGCGCCCTTGAGCTTGGCCCGGCCGTCGGGCTTGATCGCGATGTAGTTGTTGACGTCGCGGCTGTAGATCGCGCGGTAGGGCGTCTCTTCGGTGTCGAACCCGGTGCGCTGCTCCCAGCGCTGGATCACCTCGCCCATCGCGCCGACGTCGCCGCGGTGGCATCGGATCACGATGCCGTCGGTGTTGGCGCTGACGACCCGGATGCCCTCGGCCTCGAGGTCCTCGATCAACATCAGCAGCGCGAGCTGCCCGGTGACGGTGGTCTGGATCAGCAGGTCGGGCGAGTAGAGCTTCGACCACTTCGACCCAAGCTTACCGAAGCTGCCGTTGATCGTGATCTTGAGCGCGTCCGCGGTGACCTTGTCGCCCGCGGCCTTGGCCGCCAGGCGCCGCTCGACGATCGTCTTGTAGGCGGTCAGGAAGGCTGGGCCCATCGCCCGCGGCGCCAGGCCCAGGCGCAGGATGATGGACGGGTAGTAGCTCGCCACGTCGCGGTCGACCAGGATGTGCTCCTCGTCGGCCTCCACCGCCTGGCAGGTCTCACTCGAGTGCAGGCCGCCGATGCCCAGACGATAGACGCCAGCGCCGACGGTGACAGTCTTGCCGGCCAGGGCCGGCGGCTCGGACACTCCGCCGTGGTCTTGCACGACGAACTGGTCGGCCTCGATCTCGGCCAGCCGGTCGACCAGGTCGAGCGAGCGGAACTGCACCCAGCGCGGGGCGCGGTAGTGGTAGCTGGTGCCCGGCTCGATGGCCTGGCGCACCACGGGCTTGCCGGTGAGCAGCGAGACCTGATGCGTCAACACCGACTCGGCGATCTGCGCGTCGCTGCGGCTGCGCAGGTCCAGGTCGAACTCGGCGCTCATGCGCTCGCGCAGCCGGATCTGCGGCAGCAACTGGCGGTAGAGCGTGTCCGTCAGTTCCAGGTCGTTGCGGCAGTATTCGCGCAGGCGGGCGCGGTCGGCAGGGCCAATGCTTGCCTGCGGGTCGATGGGCAGATCCTGGAGCCGTTTGCAGTGCAGCCGACCGCCGTAAGTCTTCAGGCCGGCGATCCCTGGTGCGACCTCGATCAGGTCGACATGGTCGACTCGTGGCAGCTTGATGCTCCATGCCTGCTCGAACTGCCAGCCGCGGTAGCCGCGGCTGATCAGGGCCTGGGCGGCCTGGTGGATGCGCTCGCAGTCGCCGCCGGCCAGGGCCACGGCGATGACCGGCAGGTCGAAGTTGGCGCTGTTGAACCCGACGAGCGTGCGCCCGCGCAGCAGGGCGCGCAGCGCGTCGATGTCCAGCGCCTGTCCGCCGTGCGCCTCGAGCTCGACAACCGCGCCTGACTCGTGATCGCGGAAGGCCGCGAGGAAGTAGTCTCGGTAGACCTCGGTGTCAAAGATGACGACGGGTTTGCTCATGGTGTTCTGTGGCCCGATTCCCCGGCATGCGCGCCTTCAGCTTGCGTCGCGCCGCGCGTCGCTGGCGTCCCTGCCCTCGAAGATCCGCGGGCGGGCAGGGACGGGATGCCGGGGCTGGTTCCCACGGGGGCCGGTCGCGGGCAGGAGGAGAGGCGCGACCCGCAGCGATCTCAGACCAGCGCGTCGGCGTCTTCGAGCTCGTCGAACTCGTCGGCTGCAGCCGGGCGCCCACCGCCGAAGGCCTCGCCGTCGCGCACGAACTGGATGCCGCGCAGCGTGGCGTTGATGCGCTTGCCGTAGGCGTTGTCCTGCGCCCAGATTTCGATCGAGGCGTTGACCCAGCAGCCGGCGTAGATGCGCCCGTCGCGCTCGGTGAGCGGGTTGCGCTGGCCGTCGACCACGGTGGGCCGGGTTTTGCTGCGGGCGGCCACGAACATCATGCCGGCGAAGCCGTCGTAGTCGGGCTTCTCGTCGCCGTTTCGCAGGCACACCTTGCCCTGGCTCACCAGGGCCTTGATCTGGGCGTCGGCCTTGGCGCCCCACTTCTCGCGCGCCACCGCGGCCATTGCGCGCACGACGGGCTCGGACGCCTGGTGATCCATGATCAGCGTGGCCTGGAAGCTGGGCTCGCCCTCGCCGTAGGCACTGGGCTCGAACAGGGAGGGGAAGGCCAGGCGCACGTTGCGCAGCATGATGCGGCCGGCGGGCTGGGTGTTGGCATGGGTGGCCATGAGAGAACTCCTTGCGTGACGGGTGAATGGATCAGGCGATGGCATCGAACTCGGCCGCCTTGGCCGCGACGGCCAGGGCGGGGCGGGGGTCGGACTCGGGGGCGACGTGCGGCTTGCCGTCGGGCTGGTGGATCAGCTCCTGCACCTTGGACCACTGCTTGGGGCCCAGGTCGCCGGCCTTGGCCAGCTTCTCGGCGCTGGTGGGCGAGATCAGCTTGAGGTCGTAGGCCTGCTCGATGGTCAGGCGGAACTGCTTGCGCAGCAGCTCCTCGGCGGCCTTCGGGTCGGTCCAGGCGCGGGCGCCGCGCTTGCCGGCCACCAGCTTCCAGCCGGGCAGGTCCTGGCCTTCGGCCAGGCGCTTGTGCGCCTCCTCGCGCAGCGCCTTGCACCAGTCCTCGATCAGGTCGACCTTGCGTAGCGCCGCGGCGATCCAGTCGGCCGGCGTATGTTCATCGGCGGCGCCGACAGAAGCCAGCTCGAACTCGTCGGGGCTGGCGGGCTGGTGGCCCATGACCGTGTCGGCCACCGCGTCGCGCAGGGCGGGGCAGGTGGGCTTGGCCGCGCAGAACTTGCACTGCTTTTCGCCGGGGCTGAGGTGCCCAATGCTGAAGTCGGCCACCGCCGCGAGCACGCGGCGCGCGGCCGGCGCGGCCTGGGTGTGGGCCCAGGCGCGCAGCTCGTCGACCCAGAGGTCGTGCTCCTTGATGCCGCCGGCACGCGGCTGCACGATCACCAGGCGCACGCGCTCGATGTCGGCCACCTCGTCGGCGATCTCGAGGCATCCCAGGGCGTAGGCCTTGAGCTGCGCGCTGTCGGCCTCGACCTGGACGCCGCGGCCGGTTTTCAGGTCGACGACGATCAGCTCGTCGCCGCGCACCACCAGCGCGTCGGCGGTGCCGAAGGCCTCGTGCTCGTCGGGCAGGGCGAAGTGACGGTGGAAGCTGACGCGCTGCTCTACCAGGATGGTGCCGTCGGGCCCGGCCACGTCGCGCACGTAGTCGGTGTAGACCTTGGCCACCTCGATCATCTCGTCGTCGACGTCGAAGTCGAAGCCGTCGGCGCTGATGCGGGAGCCCTTGCGGTCGGCGTAGACCTGGTCGCCCTTGACCAGGGCGATGCTGGCCAGCTCGTGGCAGGCGGTGCCCCAGGCGCTGAAGGTGCTGGCGGTGCGCGGGATGTCGGCCGTGAGCACCGCGCTGCCGGGGCACACGAACAGCCGCTCGAGGACGGAGGCGCTGAAGATGCGGGCGTGCTCCACGATCAGCCCTCCAGCGCGGCGTTGACCTTGGCCAGGGCGTCGGCCCAGCGGTCGGCGGGCATGACCTTGAAGCTGGCGTAGCCCATGTCGGTCGCGATGGTTGCGGCCTTGGAGCGGTCCTTGGTGTACAGCGCCAGCACCGCCTTCTGCAGGTCGGCGTAGGCCACCTGGGGCGCGGCCTCGGGCGCAGGGTCCGGGACCAGGGTGGCGGCAGGCGCGGGCGCCGGGGGATCGGCCGGCTGCGGCGCGGCGGCCTCGGCTTGCACCGGCGCCGGCGTGGCGGCCTTCTTGGCTGGCTTGGCGGCCGGCGGCGCGACTTCGACCTTGACGGCCGTCGCCGGCGCGCCGATCGAGGTGAAGAATTCCAGCAGCTCGGGCACGCCGCTGAAGGTGAGGGTGACGTTGATCACGCTGATCCTTTCCTGATTTAGCAGTTGCGGAAGATAGACTGTAGCGGATGCTACAGCATTGAGCAAGCGTCGAGGTGACACTGGTCAGCCTTGGGGGCTGACCGCTGCCACCGGCAGCGGAGATGAGTCAGGCGGTCATGTTTGCCGGATCAGGATCTCGCCCTGTACGCGGCGGTCGCAGTCGCTGTACTCCGGGGCCACGCGGTGGCGGCGGATGGGGTCGCCGTAGGGCACGAACGCGCCCGCCTTGTCACACCAGACGACGCGGTCATCCGGGCCGGTGTACTCGACCAGCGCATCGTCGCGCAGGAAGTCGTCGCCTTCCTCGGGGATGACCAACTCGTACTCGCAGAACCATTGGCCTATCTGCGGGGTTACGGGGTTGAGCTGGGCGTCGAAGAAGATCGTGCCGTGGGTCTTGACGGCTGCGTGAACTTGGTCGGGTGTAAGCATCCTGCTGCTCCGGGTTGCGTTGTCGATGGTTTGACTGTAGCAATTGCTAAAGTCTCAAGCAACAAAAAACCCCACGCGACGGTGGGGTTTCGGCGGCGCAGCGCGTCAGGCGGTCAGGGCGACGACGGTCAGGTTGAGCATTAGGCCCACGCCCAGCAGCGCGACCAGGATGCGCAGCACGCGCAGGTTGCGCCGGATGTCGTCGAGCGGGTCGTCCCAGACCCCGCCGTGCTCAATCAGGTACTTGATGCGTTGCTCGATCTCGACGTTGTTCACGATGGGTCCTCCTTGGTGAGTAGCGAGGTGAGTCGGAGCAGGTAGGGCTCGTCGATGCGGCCCACCAGTTTCCAGCGATCGTAGGCCAGGGAGACCAGTTGCGCGTAGACCTGCGGGTCAGGCTTGAGATGTGCGTCACGCAGCACGGTGGCCACCGCGCGCACGCACTCGGTCAGCGCCTGGTCGTCCAGCGCGGTGCCGCCGGGTGCATGTTCCTGGTCCATCCAGCCTGCGGGCAAGCTGAGCGTGGCCTCGATCTCGCGCGCCACCTTCTCCGACACCTGGCGCGTCGGGCGTGGGCCGGCCAACTGGGCGATGTAGGCGCCGTTGGAGTGGCCGAGCTTGCGCGCCAGCGACGTCGGGCCGCCCCACTGGCCGATCAGGGCCCGCAGGTTGTCGCGCCGGGTGTCGTAGATGGTGCGCATGGTTTGAGCAAATGATACGTGTATCGGCAGTGACGCATACCCGCTTGATAGTTGCATGACTTAGCACTCTGTGCAATGCCTTTACTCAATGCTAAAGTCAGGCCATGTCCACCGTTTTTGATGCCATGCCCACCGACACGCCCACCCCTGAAGCGCCGCCCGCGCCCAAGACGATCACCGCCCTGAAGGCCTGGATGCAGGCCGCCACGCCCGACGAGCAGGAGGTCCTGGCCGAGGCGGTGGGCACCAGCCGGCAGATGCTCTATCAGTATGCGGGCGGCCACCGCGAGGTGAGCGCCGCGCGCGCCGGGCAGATCGAGGCTGCCACCAAGGCGATGGCCCGCGCGAGCCGCGGCCGGCTGCCGGCCATCTTGCGCACCGACCTGTGCGAGGCCTGCCGCGGCTGCGCCTACGCGCAGCGCTGCCTGGGCGCCCGGGCGATTGCCAGCGAGTTTCCGATCGTCGACGGTCGGGCGCTCGAGGACGGCGAAGGCGGCGACGCGGACTGAGCGATGAACGCCGTGACCCGCATCACCCCGCATGTGCGCCAGCTCAACGCCCCCGACGAACTGAAGCGCCTGCCCGGGTGGCTGATGTGGCGGCTTGAGACGGACGATCAGGGCAAGGCACGCAAGATCCCGTTCTACGCCAGCGGCGAGCGCCGCACCGGGCAGAACGGCAGCGCCACCGACCGGGCCAAGCTGACCACCTTCGAGGCCGCGCGCACGGCGGCTGCCCGCCGCGGCTTCGACGGCGTGGGCCTGGCGCTGATGCCCGAGTTCGGCATCACGGTGCTCGACTTCGACCATTGCGTGAGCGGCGACCAGGTCGACGCCGAGGTGCTGGCGATGGTCTCCGACACCTACGCCGAGCTCTCGCCCAGCGGCACGGGCGTGCACGCGGTCTACCGCGGCCAGTTGGCCAACGCGAAGAGTGCTGCCAGCGCCGAGCGCTTCGGCTTCGAGACCTTCAGCGACCGCGGCTTCGTCACCTGGACCGGCAACGTGCTTGAGGTGGTGGAGCTGCTGGGCACCGACAACACGATCGCGCCGCTGAACGAGCAGGTGATCGCCGAGGTGGTCCGGCGCTTCGGCCATCGCGACCAGCCGCGCGAGGCGGGCAACGCCGAGCGCCTGGGCCTCAGCGCCGAGCAGTGCCGGCGCGCGGTCGACGCGCTCGACCCCGACCTCGACTTCGAGCAGTGGCTGCGCGTGGGCATGGCGCTGCACCACGAGCTCGGGCCCTGGGGCTTCCAGGTCTGGGAAGAGTGGAGCAGCCGCGGCGCCAAGTACAAGGGCTCCGACAACTTGATGACGCACTGGCGCACCTTCGGCCGAGGGCGCGGCGAGCCGATCACCATGCGCACCATCGGCAAGATGCTCGGCCGCCCGCTGGATGCGGGCCCGGCCGGCGCCGAGGAGTTCGACGCGCTGGTGGAGCAGGCCGCGGCCAGTTCGGCGGACAGCGCCGAGGCGCCGGGTCCGGCAGACGCAGCGCCCGAGCCGCGGCTGCGCTTCGTGTTCGAGCCGGTGCACCAGTTCGCCAGCGCTACCGCCAGCGCGTGGATCGTCAAGGGCGTGTTGCCCGCCGCCGGCCTGGCGGTGGTCTACGGCGCCAGCGGCAGCGGCAAGAGTTTTGCCGTGCTGGACCTGGCGCTGGCCATCGCCCGCGGCACCGCCTGGCGCGGCCGCAAGGTGCGCCAGGGCAGGGTGGCCTACATCGCCGCCGAAGGCGCCGACGGGTTCAGGAAGCGCCTGGCGGCCTACGCCCAGCACCAGGGCTGCGACCTGGCCACCGTGCCCATGACGGTGCTCAACGGCGCGCCCAACCTGATGGAGGTCAAGGACGCGGCCGACCTCGTCGTCGGGCTCGAGGCCGCGGGCGGTGCCGACGTGATCGTCATCGACACGCTGGCGCAGACCACGCCCGGCGCCAACGAGAACGCCGGCGAGGACATGGGTAAGGCGCTCGGCCACTGCCGGCGCATCCACGAGCGCACCGGCGCGCTGGTGATCCTGATCCACCACTCGGGCAAGGACGCAGCGCGCGGCGCTCGCGGCTGGTCGGGCCTGCGCGCCGCGGCTGATGCCGAGATCGAGGTGCTGCGCGACGACGCCACCGGCCAGCGCAGCCTGCGCCTGTCGAAGAACAAGGACGGCGAGGACAACCTGCAGTGGGGCTTCCAGCTAGACATCGTGCAGCTTGGCGTCGATGAGGACCTCGAGCCGATCACCAGTTGCGTGGTGGTCGAGGCGCAGATCAAGCCGCCCCAGGCCGGCCGCCCGATGGGGCCGGTGGAGACCGTGGTGCACGCGGTGGTGATGGAGATGGGGCAGGCGCAGAGCGCCGGCATCGAGGTCGACGCGGTCATCCGCGAGGCCATCAAGCGGCTGCCCGAGGCCGAAGACGGCAAGCGCGACACGCGCCGGCAGCGGGCGCGTCGGGCGTTGGCGACGCTGACCACGGGCGACTTTGCGCCGTTTTTCATGGAAGGGGACACCGTTGCAATTTGCTGAAACCCCCCAACGCGCTGCGGATTGCAGGTGCAACGCGAGTGCAACGCGCGTTGCATTGCACGTTGCCGCGTTGCGAAGAGCCGAAAAGTGCAACGCAACACACCGCCACCCTATAGGGGGCGGTGTTGCGTTGCACCGGATCGGGCCGTGTTGCGTTTTTTCACGACTGGAAAGGACTGTCCTATGACCGGCGTGCAGAAGCGTGCAAAGAATCGCATAGTGGCCGTCAACGATGCGCGGCGGCGCATCGGCCAGGACCATCCGCGCGCGGTGCTGGACGACCACGAAATCGAGCTGGTGCACCGGCTGCGCGAGGACGGCATGACCCTGGCCGAGATCGCGCGCAAGATGGAGGTGAGCAAGGGCTGCGTCTGGAAGATCGTCCACGGCTTCCGGCGCGGCCAGGTGCCGGCCGGCTGGGTGCGTGTCCGTGATCGACGCAAGGGCGGGTAAGGTCGCGGCATGGGCAACCTTCGCCACCTGTGGACCGATGCATTCCTGGCGCACCTGGCCGAGTGCGGCATCCTGACCGATGCGGCCGCGGCCGCGGGCGTGGACCGCTCGACCGTGTTTCGCCGCCGGCAGGTCGACGAGGAGTTCGACGCCGCTGTGTGCGACGCGATGGAAGCCGCCGCCGACAAGCTGGAGGCCGAGGCCCGCCGGCGGGCCCTGGAGGGTGTCGAGGAGCCGGTCTACCAGGGCGGGCTGCTCGTGGGCACCAAGCGCGTCTACAGCGACACGTTGATGGCGTTGTTGCTCAAGGGCCGGCGCAAGAAGGTCTTCGCTGAGCGCACCGAGCTCACGGGCGCCGACGGCGGGCCGGTCAAGGCCCAGGTGCTGGTCGTGACCGGCGTGCCGGCGGGCGAGGTCCCCATCGAGGACCTGGTGTAGGGCGGCCGACAGGCCGATCGAACGAAAGGCCTGACCATGCGACGACTGCTCATGCTTTCATCCCTGACCCTGACCCACGCCGCGCACGCCGCCGTCCTTGCGGTGGCCGTCGAGGGCGCCGTGCGCCTGGAGCTGCACGACACGACCGGGCCCTGTCTGGGCGAGGCGCGTCATGCGGTCTACACCGACGGCCGTCAGCGCGTGCCAGGCTGTTGGGTGGCGCGCGACGGGGCTGTGCATGTGTCATTCCTTGATGGCGACGCGCTGCGGGTGCCGGTGCGCGCGTTCCGCCGACCCGAGGAGGTCTGAGGTGCTGCAGGTGCTGCTGTTCGTCGTGCTTGCGCATGCGATCGTGACCAACGCACACCTGCTGCCGCCCGGGTTCCTGCGGTGACGACGATCGACCTGGGCTACCGGCCGCGCGCCTGGCAGCGTGAGTGCCACGGTGCGCGCCGGCGCTTCACGGTGCTGGCGCTGCACCGCCGGGCCGGCAAGACCGAGCTGGCGTTGTCCGAGCTGATCGACAAGGCGCTGCGCTTCACGCGCGAGCTGGGGTTGTTCTTCTACGTTGCGCCGCAGCTCAAGCAGGCCAAGGCCATCGCCTGGCAGCGCCTGAAGCAGAAGGTCCAGGCGTTGCAGTTGGCCGGGCTGGCCGAGGTCAACGAGTCCGAGCTGTGGGTGCGCCTGCGCGCCAACGGCGCGACGATTCGCATCTACGGCGCCGACAACCCCGATGCCATGCGCGGCGTGCGCCTGGACGGCGTGGTGCTCGACGAGGTGGCGCAGATGAAGCCCGAGGTGTGGGACGACATCCTGCAGCCGGCGCTCAGTGACCGCCAGGGCTGGGCGCTGTTCATCGGCACGCCCAAGGGCGTGAACCTGTTTTCGCAGTTGTTCTTCTCGGCGCGCGACAAGACCGACTGGCACTCGGCGCTCTACACCGTGCACGACACCGACTCGCTGCCCGCGGCCGAGGTGGCGCGGCTGCAAGCCGAGATGAGCGAGATGAGCTGGCGGCGCGAGTACCTGTGCGACTTCAGCGCCGCGGGCGACGAGCAGCTCATCGGCCTGGCCGACCTCGAGGAGGCCGCGCGGCGCCACGTGCGGCTCGACCAGTACGACTTCGCGCCGGTGATCCTGGGCGTGGACCCGGCGCGCTTCGGCGACGACCGCAGCGTGATCGCCATCCGCCAGGGCCTGGTGTGCAGGCCGTTTCGCGTCTACACCAAGGTCGACAACATGACGCTGGCGGGCTACGTGGCGCAGGCCATCGAGGACACGCGCGCCGATGCGGTGTTCTGCGACGCGGGCAACGGCGCAGGCGTGATCGACAAGCTGCGTCAGATGGGCTTCGAGGTCACCGAGGTGCACTTCGGCGGCAAACCGAGTCGGCCGCGCTACGTGAACAAGCGGTCCGAGATTTGGTTCGAGCTGCGCGACTGGCTGCTGGCCGGCGGCTGCATCCCCAACGACGTGCACCTGAAGCAGGACCTGGCCGGGCCGACCTACGGCTTTGACCACCAGGACCGCGTCGCGCTCGAGAGCAAGGACGCGATCAAGGCGCGCGGCCTGCCGTCGCCCGACCTGGGCGATGCGCTGGCGCTCACCTTCGCGTTCCCGGTGCGCAAGGAGCGCAACCTGCGCGCCGAGGCCGCGCGCCAGAGCGGCGTGCGACTGGCCGGCCACGACGTGTCGGTGGTCACCGGCTACGACCCGATGGCCGCGCTTTAAGCGCGTGTCCTTCAGCGCGCAGGCCACGCCCACAATCGGCGCGACTCACCCTGGAGTGGCACCAATGTGCATGAGTTCGCCCAAGATCCCGCCGCCTCCGCCGCCCCCGCAGGAGGTCAAGCAGCCTGACTCGATGGCCGTGCGCCGTCGTCAGCGCCAGGCCGCGGGCATGGCTTCTGGCACCATGCTGGCCGGTCCGTCGGGTGTGTCCTCGGGCAGCTACTCGACGGGCGGCACCTCGCTGCTGGGCGGCTGACCGATGTACAGCCTCGGGCCCGAGGCCGCTGAGACCTACGGCGGCGCCGGCAGCGACATCAACCGCAAGCTGGCGCGTTTGGCGGCGCTCAAGGCCGAGCGCTCCTCGTGGGACAACCACTGGCTGCAGATCGCGCAGTACCAGTTCCCGCGGGCCGGCCGGTTCTTGACCGCTGACACCAACGAGGGCAAGAAGAAGAACCAGCTCATCTACGACAACACCGCGGTGTTCGCGGTGCGCACGCTGGCCGCCGGCATGATGTCGGGCGTGACAAGCCCCGCGCGCCCCTGGTTCCGCCTCGGGCTCAAGGACACCGACCTCATGGAGTTCGGCCCGGTCAAGCAGTGGCTGTACCAGACGACCGAGATCATGCGCGCGGTGTTCGCCTCGTCGAACACGTACAACACGCTGCACTCGTGCTACGAGGAGCTCGGCGCCTTCGGCACCTGGGCCGACGTGGTGCTGCCCGACTTCGACAACGTGATCCACCACTACCCGATGACCATCGGGGAGTTCTACCTCGCGCACGACGCGCGCGGTCGCATCGACACGCTGGCGCGTGAGATGAAGATGACGGTCGGCCAGATGGTCGGCCAGTTCGGCAAGGACAAGTGCTCGCGCGCCGTGCGCAACCTCTACGACCGCGGCGCCTACGACGTCTGGGTCGACGTGGTGCACCTGGTCCAGCCCCGGCGCAACCGCGACTACAACCGGCGCGACGCGCGCAACATGGCCTTCGAGTCGTGCTACTTCGAGCCCGGCAAGGAGAGCGACAAGCAGTACCTGAGCGAGTCGGGGTTCAAGCGCTTCCCCGTGCTGGCCCCGCGCTGGGTGGTCACCGGCAACGACATCTACGGGCGCTCGCCCGGGATGGAGGCGCTCGGCGACGTCAAGCAGTTGCAGTTCGAGCAGCAGCGCAAGGCGCAGGCGATCGAGTACCAGGTCAACCCGCCGCTGCAGATCCCCACCGCCTACAAGGACGCGGCGCAGTCGCGCCTGCCGGGCGGCGTGATGTACGTCGACGCGATGAGCCCGGGCGGCGGCGTGCGTTCGGCGTTCGAGGTGAACCTGCGTCTCGACTTCCTGATGGACTCGATCCGCGACACGCGCGATCGCATCCGCCAGGCCTACTACGCCGACCTGTTCCTGATGCTGCAGTCGCAGCCGGCCAACGGCCGCATGACCGCCACCGAGGTGGCCGAGCGGCACGAGGAGAAGTTGCTCATGCTCGGGCCCGTGCTCGAGCGCATCCACAACGAGCTGCTCTCGCCCCTGGTCGACATGACGTTCGACCGCTGCATGGAAGCAGGCATCCTGCCGCCGCCCCCGCCCGAGATCGAAGGTGTCGACCTCGACATCGAGTTCATCAGCGTGCTCGCCCAGGCGCAGCGCGCGGTTGCGGTCAACGGCATGGAGCGCCTGGTGTCCACTGCCGCAAGCCTCGCGCCGATCAAGCCCGAGATCCTGGACAAGATCAACTTCGACCAGGTCATCGACGACATGGGCAACGCCTTCGGCGTGAACCCGGCGCTGATCGTGAGCGACGACGACGTGGCCGCCGTGCGCGCGCAACGCGCCCAGGCGATGCAGGCGCAGCAGGCCGCTGCCGCGATGCCGGCCGCGGTCGACAGCGCCAAGGCGGCGAGCGAGATCAACACCGACCAGCTTCGCGACGTCATGGGCATGCTGCAGGGCTACAGCTCGCCGAGCCCGGCGATGGTGGGTTGATGCCCAAGCTGCGCCACGGCCAGCCGTTCCTGTACGACGACGACAGCGAAGACATCGTCGGCTTGCGCGACATCGACGGCAGCGAGCTCTACCTGGTGCCGCACACGGGCACCTGGTACGACCTGGACGATCAGACGGCTGCCGCCGACACGCGCACGCTGATGACGTTCGACACCGTCGGGTTCGAGCGCGGCATCACGCTGTCCAACAGCACGCGGCTCAACATCTCGCGCCGTGCCACCTACAACGTGCAGTTCTCGGCGATGTTCTCCAACCCAGAGGCAGCGGCTTACGCGGTAAGCGTGTGGTTGAGCGTCAACGGGGTCGACGCACCGGACAGTTGCACCGACATCACGGTGCCGGCCAAGCACGGCCAGGCCAACGGCAAGGCGGTGGCGGCCTGGAACTTCTTCGTCGACCTGAACCCGCGCGACTACGTCGAGCTCGTCTGGTCGACACCTTACGCCACCGTGTTCATCGAGCACGCCCACGCGCGCACGGGCCCGGTGCGCCCGGCGGTGCCGTCGGTGATCCTGACGATCAACGAGATCAACGGGCAGCGCCGGTAGCCATGCCTTCGGTCAGCCCCAAACAGGCGCGCTACATGGCCATGCTGGCGCACAACCCCAAGCTGGCCAAGAAGGAAGGCGTGCCGCTCAAGGTGGCGCGCGAGTTCAACAAGGCCGACCAGCGCGCCGGCACGCTCAAGAAGGACAAGAAGTGATGGCCACGCTCCTGGCACCCGAGATCGACGAAGCACCCAACGCCACGCTGATGATTGGCGCTGATGCGCTCGCGCAGATGGGCCTGGTGACCGCGCCGCCCGTGGGCACGCGCTACAAGCTCAAGGGCGAGGCCGAGGTAACCGCCGTGGCCGACGGCCAGGTGACGCTGTCGTTTGCGGAGCTCTACCTAGCCCACGAGCTCGAGGCTGAGGACCGGCCACGGACGCTGTACCCGAGCATGCCGACCCGCTGACCGTGTCCGTAAGCGCGGCGCACGCGCCTACCATCCCGCCCGTCAGCCATGCGAGACCCCATCGAACCCATTGACGAACGCGAAGCGCAGCAGGCCCACGCGGCCCAGGCGCTTAAGCGCAAGCAGCAGGTCGAGGATTTCAAGTGGCTGATGGCCCACGCTCAAGGGCGGCGCATCGTGAGTCGTCTGCTTGAGGAAACCGGGGTGCATCGCACGTCGTTCAACCACAGCGGCAGTGTGATGGCCTTCAACGAAGGCAAGCGTCACCTCGGTCTGTACCTCATGGCAGAGATCCTCGAAATCGCGCCCGAGAGCTATGTGAAGCTCCTCAAGGAGTACGCGAATTGACCATTGAGCAGGGAACCGGGACACCGACCACGACCCCCGGGGAACAGCAGCCACCGATTGGGGCCGAGTCCAGTCAGACGAACGAGAAGCCGACCGAGGGCACGCCGGCGCCCACCACACCGCCGCAAGCCACCGAGGTCGACGTCGAGTTCGAGTTGCCCGAGGGGGTCGCCCTCGACGAGCAAGGTGTGACCGAGTTCAAGGCCCTGGCCAAGGAGCTGAACCTCCCGGCCGAGTCCGCGAAGAAGCTGGCCGACCTGGCCGCCAATCGCGCCAGGGCCCAGCACGAGGCTCACGCGGCGCTGGTCACGGGGTGGGCTGAACAGGTGAAAAACGACAAGGAGATCGGCGGCGAGAAGCTCACCGAAAACCTGTCGGTCGCCAAGAAGGCCATCGACCAATTCGGGACGCCGGAGCTGAAGGACCTGCTGAACTCGACCGGGCTGGGCAACCACCCCGAGGTCGTGAAGCTGGCCTGGCGCATCGGCAAAGCGCTGAGCGAGGACACGTTCGTGCGCGGTGTGCCCAAGGCGCCGGCGACCGAGAGCGACCTCGCCAAGAGTCTGTTCCCCACCATGAATCGATAGGAGCCCAACATGGCCACCCTTTCCGCGAACAACCCGACCCTGATCGACGTCGCCTCGCGTCTCGATCCCAGCATGAACATCGACAAGATCGTCGAGCTGCTGGCTGCCACCAACCCGGTCCTGAACGACATGACGTTCATGGAAGGCAACCTGCCCACGGGTCACAAGACGACCGTGCGCACCGGCCTGCCGGGCGTGACGTGGCGCAAGCTCTACGGTGGCGTGCAGCCGTCGAAGTCGACGACCGCGCAGGTCACCGACTCCTGCGGCATGCTGGAAGCCTACGCCGAGGTGGACAAGGCGCTGGCTGATCTCAACGGCAACGCCGCCGCGTTCCGCCTGTCCGAGGACAAGGCGTTCATCGAGGCCATGAGCCAGGAGATGGCGCAGACGCTGTTCTACGGCAACGAGTCGACCGAGCCCGAGGCCTTCACCGGCTTCGCCCCGCGCTTCAATTCGCTGTCCGCGCAGAACGCCGACAACATCGTCGACGCCGGCGGCTCGAGCACCGACAACACCTCGATCTGGCTGGTCGTGTGGGGCCCCAACACCTGCCACGGCATCTACCCGAAGGGCTCGACCGGCGGCGTGCAGATGCGTGACCTCGGCGAGGTGACGGTCGAGAACGTCGACGGCGCCTCGGGCCGCGCACAGATGTACCGCTCGCACTACCGCTGGGACTGCGGTCTCACGGTGCGCGACTGGCGCTACATCGTGCGCATCGCCAACGTCGACGTGTCCGACCTGACCACGGTCGCCAACACGAAGAACCTGATCAACTGGATGATCCAGGCCGCCGAGCGCATCCCGTCGTTCGGCGCCGGGCGGGCCGCGTTCTACGTGAACCGCAACATCCGCGAGAAGCTGCGCCTGGGCATCCTCGAGAAGGTGGCCTCGAACCTCACGTTCGAGACCGTGGCTGGCAAGCGCGTGCTGACCTTCGACGAGATCCCGGTGATGCGCACCGACGCGCTGCTCAACACCGAGGCCCGCGTGGTCTGACCGCCCGCACCCCTGAACCCACAAGGAACACCACCATGATCCTCGACGAACGCACCGAGTTCTGCGACGCGGTCGCACTCAACACCGGCGCCGCCGGCAGCTACCTCCTGGGCGATGTCATCGACCTGGGCGTCGCTGGCCGCGACATCGGCCAGGCCAACCCGCTGTACCTCGTCATCGAGGTGGACACGACCGCCACGTCCGGCGGCTCGGCCACCGGCCAGTTCAACCTGGTCACCGACGACAACGCCAGCCTGTCCTCGCCGACGACGCTGTACTCCACGCGGGCCTTCCCGGTGGCCAGCATGACCGCAGGCACGACCCTGCTGGTCGCTGCGCTGCCGATCGAGGGCGTCGCCTACGAGCGCTACATCGGCATCCAGCAGGTCACGGGCACCGCAGCCTTCACCGCCGGCAAGGTCAATGCGTTCCTGACGCACACCCCGGCGGCCTGGAAGGCCTACGACGCCCCCAACCAGCTCTGATCGGGGGTGAGCCATGAAGGTCCGCGCGATCCAGCCCGCCTTCCATGATGGCCGTCGGGTGCGCCCGGGCGACGAGCTCGAGGTGCCCGACACGCTCAAGGCGAGCTGGTTCGTGCGGGCCGATGGCCCTGCGCCGGCCGCCCCGGTTCGCCCCGCGCGCAGGCGCGAGGCACCGGTGGCGCTGTCGCAGGTGGCCCGCGAGCAGACCGCCGGCCCGCTGGACAACCTGGTCTGACGACCGGCTGATCGGCAACTGAAGTCAGGGCCGCCTCGCGCGGCCCTGATCGCAAGGATGAGCAGCGCATGGCCAGCTTCGTCGACATCGCCAACGCCGCCCTGAGCCACCTCGGGGCGGACGCGGTCGTCACCTCCCTGAGCCCGCTCGACGGCAGCGTCGAGGCCGGCCACTGCGCGCGGTTCCTGCCCATCGCCCGGCAGACCGCGCTCGCCTCCCACGCCTGGGGCTTCGCGCGCAAGCGCGTTGCGCTCGCGCTGCTCACCAACGACAGCGAGCAGTGGGGCTACAAGTACCAGATCCCGTCCGACTGCCTGCGCCCGCGCAAGATCCTGGCGGCCGACGAGCTTGACGCGCCTGAGCGCAACGGCGCGCCGTTCGAGCGCGAGGCCGATGCGCTGTACACGAACGAGGCCGATGCGGTGCTGATCTACACCCGCGACGTCACCGACCCGACCAAGTTCACCGCCGACTTCACCAGCGGCCTCGGCATGCTGCTGGCCGGCTACCTGGCCGGGCCCATCATCAAGGGCCGCGAGTCGATCACGATCGGCAACTCGTGGACGACGGCCGGCCTCAACGCGCTGCGCTCGGCCGCCGCGCGCGACGCGAGCGCGACGCACGAGTCGAGCGCGTACACCTCGCCGGCGCTCGCCGCACGCGCATGAAGACGCTGCTGCGCAGCTTCGCGGGCGGGGAGATCACGCCCGAGCTCTACGGCCGCCTGGACCTCACCAAGTTCCAGACCGGCCTTGCCCTGGCCCGCAACTTCACCACGCTGCCGCACGGGCCCGCCGCGCGCCGCCCCGGGTTCCGGTTCATCGCCGAGACCTTCGACTCCACCCGCAAGACCCGGCTGATCCCCTTCGCCTACAGCGCCGACCAGACCGTGGTGCTGGAGTTTGGCCACCAGCGGCTGCGGCTCTTTGTCAACGGCCAGGTGTTGCTCGACGGCACCACCGCGGCCATCAGCTCGATCGTGGGCTCGACGGTCACCACCACCGGCCCGCACGGCTACAGTACCGGCCGCGACGTCTACATCGGCAACCGCTTCCACCGCATCACGGTCGTCAACACGACCACGTTCACGACTGCCGACCGCTGGGGCGTGGCGACCGTCGCCTCGGGCACCAGCGTGAGCCCGGTCTTCCAGTTGAGCACGCCCTACGTCGAGGCCGACCTGTTCGCGCTGCACTACGCGCAGGACTCCGACGTGCTGACCATCACGCACCCCGGCTACGAGACGCGCGAGCTGCGCCGGCTGAGCGCCACCAACTGGACACTGACCACGGTCAGCTTCACGCCCACGCTGGCCGTGCCTTCCGGCCTGGCCGTCACTGCCACCATCGGCACGGCAGGCAACGAGAACCCGCAGAGCTACGTCATCACCGCGGTGGCCTCCGACGGCATCACCGAGTCGCTGCCCTCTGACCCGGTCAGCACCTCGAACAACCTCACCGTCTCGGGCAACTACAACACCCTGCGCTGGACCCCCAGCTCGACGGTCTACCGCTACCGGCTCTACAAGCAGCGCGGCGGCACCTACGGCTACATCGGCCAGGCCCCGCTCATCACGGGCGAGCCGATCTCCTCGATCACCCGCGTCACCACCACCGCCACGCTCACCACCGCCACGGCGCACGGCCTGGACACGGGCGACGTCGTGCGCGTGTCGGGCGCCACGCCGGCGCAGTACAACGGCACGTTCACGATCACGGTCACCACCCCGACCGCGTTCGAGTACACGATGGCCTCGGACCCCGGCGCCAGCGCCTCGCCGGTGGGCAGCTACATCGCGATCGAGGCGATCATCGACGACAACGTGCTGGCCGACACCACCATCACGCCGCCCGAGGACGTCTACACGCTGAACACCGCCGCCGGCAAGTACCCGGCCGCCGTCACCTACTACGAGCAGCGGCGCTGGTTCGCCGGCACGACCAGCGAGCCCCAGACGGTCTACGCCACCCGCAACGGCACCCAGTCGAACCTGACCTCGAGCACGCCAAGCCAGGACGACGACGCGCTGCAGTTCCGCATTGCCGCGCGCCAGAACAACACCATCCGCCACCTGGCACCGCTCGCCGACCTGATCGCGCTCACCGCGGGCGGTGAGTTCCGCATCTACGCCGACAGCGCCCCGGCCATCACGCCGACCAGCCTGTCGATCAAGCCCCAGGGCTACAGCGGCGCCTCCGACGTACAACCGGCGCTTACCACCAACTCGCTGCTGTACGTGCAGGCCCAGGGCTCGCGCATCCGCGAGCTCGCCTACAACTGGGAGTCGAGCGCCTACACCTCGATCGACGTGTCGATCATGGCGCCGCACCTGTTCAACGGCTACACCGTCAGCGACGTGGCCTACTGCCGCGCACCGGTGCCGACGTTCTGGTGCGTGCGCTCCGACGGCGTGCTGCTCGGCCTGACGCATGTGCCCGAGCAGCAGGTCTACGGCTGGCACCAGCACACCACCGACGGCGTGTTCGAGTCGGTGTGCGTGGTTCCCGAGAACAACGAGGACGTGCTCTACGTCGTCGTGCGGCGCACCATCAACAGCCGCACCGTGCGCTACGTCGAGCGCCTGCAGTCGCGCACGTTCGTCGACCAGGCCGATGCGTTCTTCGTCGACTCAGGCCTCACCTACGACAGCACCCCGGTGTCGAGCGTCTCGGGCCTGTGGCACCTGGAGGGCAAGCAGGTGCAGATCCTGGCCGACGGCGCCGTGCACCCGCCGCGCACCGTCACCGCCGGCGCCATCACGCTCGACGCGAGCTACTCGACGATCCACGTCGGCCTGGCCTACAACGCCGACCTGCAGACGCTGCCGCTTGCGCTGGACGGGGCGCCGGCCGCCGGCCAGTACGTGCGCAAGAACGTCAACGGCGTGGCGCTGCGCGTCACGCAATCGAACCTGGTGAAGGCGGGCCCCGCGTTTGCCAAGCTCACCGAGTTCCCGGCACGCGACCACACCGACCCCTACGGCTCGCCACCCGCGCTCAAGACAGGGGAGCTGCGCTTCTCGATCGGCCCCTCCTGGAACAGCGACGGCTCGGTCTGCCTGCGCCAGGACCAGCCGCTGCCCCTGACGGTGCTCGGCATCGCGGTCGATGTCGCGACCGGCGGTTGAGATCCGCCCGGTCGAGCCGGGCGACATCGAGGTGCTGCTGCGCGAGATGCGCGCCGTCGACCGCGCCGAGGCCCGCGCGTGCGGGCTCGACGTCGAGCAGGGCCTGCGCGACTCCATCGCCCAGGCGCGCTTTGCGCGCACCGCGCTGATCAACGGCCGCCTGGCGGCCATCGGCGGCTGCGGTGTACTCGCGGGAAGCACCGTGCTTGCCCCAATCGGCGTGCCCTGGCTGGTCGGCACCGACGTGCTGACCCGCCACCCCTGTGTCCTTCAGCGCGAGGCGCGCCGCTACATTGCGGCGATGCTGGAGGCCTACCCGCACCTGATGAACGTGGTGCACGCCGACAACCGCACCGCGGTGCGCTGGCTGCGGCGCCTCGGGTTCACGGTGCATCCGGCGCAGCCGCTGCACACCGGCGCCCTGTTTCACGTCTTCGAGATGCGAGCCTGATCATGTGTTTCATGGCAATCCCCGCAGCCCTGGCGTCCATCGGCTCGACCATCGCCTCGGCCGCCACCGCTGCAGGCACCGCCATCTCAGGCGCTGCCGCAACTGCTGGCGCTGCCGTGTCAGGCATGGCCAGCGCTGCCGGCGCCGCCACCACGGCGGCCACTGGCCTGACCGGCATGCAGGCCCTGCAGCTCGGCATGTCGGCCGCCTCAGGCATCAACAGTTTCTTGGGCTCGCAAGCCCAAGCCTCGGCCGCCGAACAGGTTGCGCGCAACAACCAGATCATGGCCGGGTACGCGGCAGCCGACGCGCAGCGCCGCGGCGAGGAGGACGCCCAGGCCGTGCAGCGCCGGGCCGCCCAGCTTCGCGGCACGCAGCGCTCGATGATGGCCGCGCGGGGGCTCGACCTGTCCGTCGGCACGCCGGCCGAGCTCATCGACCAGACCGACTTTTTCGGCGAGCAGGACGCGGCCACCGCGCGCATGAACGCCCGGCGCGAGTCTTGGGCGATCCGCGCTGACGCGGCCAACCAAAGCGCCGCCGCAAGCGCCGAGGCCTCGCGCTTGCGCAGCAGCGGCTTCACCTCGCTGCTCGGCTCGGCCATGTCGGTGGCCGACAAGTGGACAAGCTTCCGCAAGCCGCCAACGGGTGGGTTCAACACCAACGCCTCGGGCATGATGTTCTCGCCCACCGGGGCCGCTATCCGGGCCCGCCGCTGACATGCCCCGCATCCCCACCTACGAAGGCCCCCAGGTTCGCAGCGAGGCGCTGCGTCCGGTCTACCAGCGCACGCCTGACCTCCTGAGCGGTGCACGCGAGACCTCGCGCACCCTGGCCGCCGGCGCCGAGATGCTGGACCGGCGCATCGAGCGCGATGCCCAGGACGAGGCGTTCAAGCTCGAGCTGCAGGTGCGCACCGACTTCCAGCGCCAGCGCGCCGCGCTGCGCGAGCAGTACAAGGGCGACCAGGCTGACCAGTACAGCACGGCGATGGCCGACTGGTGGAAGAAGGCCCCCGAACTGTACGGCAAGGACGCAAGTCCGATGGCCAAGCAGATCGCCAACCGATCGCTTGGCCAGCTTGCACTGCAGGCCGAGGCCGACACGCTCGGCTACGTCGAGGTTGAGAAGCGCAAGTCGCGCGAGATCAACTTCCGCACGCTGCAGAACCAGATCATTCTGCAGGCCGGGCAAGAGGTCACCCCGCTCAACGCCGGCGCCGTGGCCGCCACCACCGCAACGCAGATCCGCGACAACGCGATCCGCTACGCCGCCGCCGAGGGCCTGAGCTCCGACGTCGGCAACGCGATGGCCACCGAGCTGCTGGCCAAGTTCCACACCGACGTCGCGGTGTCCCTGGCCAGCCAGCCGGGCGGCGCCGTCAAGGCCCAGGAGTACCTGCGGCAGTACGGCAGCGCGATCCCGCTGGACGTGCGCACGCGCGTCGACCAGGCCGTGCAGGGCGAGTTCGACAGCCAAGAGGCCACGCGCATGGCCGCCGGCATGGCCGCGCTGCCCTTCGAGCAGCAACTGGCCCAGGCCAGCAAGGTCGAGAACCCGGCGGTGCGCGACAAGCTGCTGCAGCGCGTGCGCGAGAACCAGGCGCTGGTGATGGCCGCCAAGCAGGAGCGCGAGCGCCAGGTCAGCGACCAGGCCTGGCAACTGGTCGGCCAAGGCAAGCCGGTGCCCGAGACGCTGCTTGTGCAGATGGACGGCAAGGAGCGCGTCACGCTGCAGGACCACCTGCGCGAGAAGGCCAAACGCGACGCCGAGGGCACGCCGGTCAAGACCGACTGGGCGGTCTACAACGAGGCGCGCGCCCGCATCGTCGAGCTCGCCGCCAAAGGCCAGGGCCTGAGCCGGGCCGAGTGGGGCATGCTGAGCGGCAAGCTGGCAGCCACCGAGATGCGCAGCCTGAGCGAGCTGGCCGCACCGGCCAGCAAGGGCGGCGCAACGCAGGACGCGATGATGACCGACCAGCAGCGCATCGACGCTGCGCTCGTCGGCCTGAACATTGACAAGAAGAAGAACCCCGAGCTTGCCGGCCAGTTCCAGACCGAGATTGACCGGCGCGTGCGCGCCGCCTCGCTGGAGCGCGGCAACAAGCCGCTGAACGCCGACGAGAAGCAGCAGATCATCGACAGCGTGGCGATGGACAAGGTCTACGTCAGCGAGTTCGGCCGCGACCGCCGCACCGCGCTGGCGCTGCTCACGCCCGACGAGCTGGCCAAGGCCTACGTCAACGTCAATGGCCGCGAGGTGGCGTTGTCGTCCATCCCGACGGCCGATCGCCAGCAGATCATCCGCGCGCTGCGCAGCACGGGCGCGGTGGTCACCGAGCAGGCGATCGCTGAGATGTGGGTCGAGGGGCAGAAGCGCCGCGTGGCGCCGCCCGCCACCCCAGGCGCTGCGCCGGACAGCGCGCCCGCGCCTAGCGCGGCACCAGGGTCTGCTACTGCCAGCCCTGTGCGTGAAAGTCGGGTTGCCCCGGCCATAACGAGCACGCCGCAAGCCGTGGCCGATGCCTTTGCTGGCATTGGTGTTCCCGCGCCCGGACCTGCACCGGCTGCGCCCGCATCGCGCGCGCCTTCGCCCGCGCCAGTTTCTGCACCAGCCCCGGCAGCGCCACCGCGCCCGGTTTCCGGGCAGGCAGTGGCTGACGATTTTGCGCGCATCGGCGCTCCCTCAACGGCATCGGCTGCCCCGGCAAGCGCAGCCCCAACCACACAAGGAGCCAGCAATGGGCAAGGGCAAGAAGGGCGGCAAGTAACCGCTGCACCCCGGCCGGCGCCAGCCTCGGCACCGGCCCCGGCAGCAGCACCTGCGCCGGCTCAACCGGCCACCGCCGCTATCACCGACCAGCAGATCGTCGACGCAGTGAAGCAGCAGGGGGTGATGGGCTACATCCGAGCGCTGATCGGCGAGAGGCCTGAGGTCGGCACTCCACAGTTCCGACCGTACATGGATCAGAGCCGCGAGCTGTTGCAGCGATACGACGCCCTGAATGCGAGGGGCGCATTCAGGTCCAGCCCGGCCGCGCCAGCCCCGGCACCCACGCCGGCACCCGCCGCTGCGCCTGCTCAGGCTCCTGCACCTCAACCAGCTCCTGCACCAGCCCGGGCACCTGCCGCCGCGCCGGCACCCGCTGCTGCGCCCACCCCGGCACCCGCCGCCGCGCCCACCCCGGCGAGGGCTCCCGCCCCGGCTCCTGCGCCAGCCCGGGCTCCTGCGCCGGCTCCTGCGCCAGCCCGGGCGCCGGCACCGCCGCCTGCACCGCGCTTGGGCGCCGCCGATCGACAGCGCATCGAGCGCGAGGTCAGCGACGCCCGGGAGCAGATCAGCGCCATCCTGGGCGACGTCCAGGAAGACGAGCGGGCGCGCGCTGCCGAGGAAGCCAAGCCGGGTCGCAACCGCAATCAGGCCAGGATCGACGAGCTCAATCGCGGCATCGCGTCCATGCGGCGCGAAGCCGAGGCGCTGCAACGCCGCATGATTGAACTGCAGCGTCAGCTCAACCCGCAGCAGCGATGACCGACTACCTCCAGCTCGCCCGCGAGCGCGCCGCCGGTGCGCCGCCCTCCGACGCCGCCAACCCCTACATGGGCATCGCGCTGGAGAACCAGCGCCGGCAGGAGTCGCAGGTGCGCGCCGTCGTCGAGCGCGCGCTCAAGGACGACCCCGAGCTCGCGGCCGAGCGCCAGCGACTCAGCCAGACCAGCGGCCTGCCGCTGTCGGTGGTCGAGCGCAACCTGGACGAGATCCGCCGCAAGGAGGCCGCCCGCACGCTCGACATCGCGCGCATGATGCGCGACTCCCCGGTGCTGGCACGCCAGTTGCTTGACCCCTCGTTCACCACGGTGGCGCAGGACGACATCGGGGTGCTGGGTCAGATCGAGCGCTTCGCGCGCGACTTGGGCGGGGCCGCCAAGGCCGGCGTGTTCCGCGCGAGCCGCGGCGCCGCTGGCACGTTCCAGGCGGGCCTTGAGCTCGTCGCCCCGGTGCTCGACCCGCTGGAGTCGGTGACCGTGATCGGCGGCAACCCGCTGCGCCGCCTGGCCGAAGGGTTTGCGATGCAGGGTGCCGCGGCTGGCCGCACCGCCGAAGCAGCGCGCCCCCGGGCCGACGGCAACATCGCCAGCGGGTTCTTCAGCGGCATCGAGTCGCTGACGCAGAACCTGCTGGCCCTGCCGATGGCCTTCCTGCCCGGCGGCCAGGGCGCTGCGCTCACGATGATGACCGCCGGCGCCGGCGGCGTGGCCTACCAAGACGCGCGCGAGAAGGGCCTGCCGATGTCGCAGGCGCTGCCGTTCGCCACCTCGCAGGCCGCGATCGAGTACGCCACCGAGCGGCTGCCGCTTGGCGCACTGCTCAAGGACGTGCGTGCTGGCGCCGGGTTCCTGCAGATCCTGGGCCGCCAGATCGCGCTGGAGGTCCCGGGCGAGCAGATCGCCACCGTGCTGCAGGACCTCAACGAGTGGGCGGTCCTGAACCCCGACAAGCCGTTCAGCTCCTACCTCGAAGAACGCCCAAGCGCGGCGGCGCAGACCCTGGTCGCGACGATCGTCGGTGCCGGCGGCAACGTCGCGGTGGTCAAGGGCCTTGAGACGGCCATCTCGCGCCTGGCGGCCGACGGCGCCAACATGCAGCGCGCCGGCATGGCCGGCCAAGCCCTGCAGCGCGCGTTTGAACTGGCCGGCCAGTCGGCGCTGCGCGAGCGCTCGCCCGAGCAGTTCCGCGCGCTGATGGGCCAGATGTCGGGCGACGCGAAGGTGTACGTCGACGGCGAGGTGCTGAACCAACTGCCGCCCGAGGCGCTGGCGGTGCTGCCGACCTCGGTGCGCGACCGCATCGCCACCGCGGCAGCCACCGGCGACACCGTCGAGATCAACGTCGCCGACGCGCTGACCGTTGCGCCCGGCACGCCGCTGGCCGATGCGCTGACCCAGCACGCCCGCACCTCGCCCGACGCGCCGAGCGCGTTCGAGGCGCAGACCGCCGGCGAGCAGGCGCAGGTGTTCCTGCAGCAGGAGGCCGAGCGCGTCATCCAGCAGGCCCAGGACCAGGCCGCGGCGCGCGCCTCGCAGGAGGCGGTGAAGGCCGAGGTGAAGCGTCAGCTCGCCGCCACGGGCCGGTTCCGCGAGGCGGTGAACGAGGGCTACGCCACCTGGGCCAGCGCGTTCTACACCGCCTACGGCTCGCGCTTGGGGCTGACCGCCGAGCAGTTCTTCCAGCGCTACCCGCTGCGCATCCTGGGCGCCGCGCCCGGGCAGCAGACGGGGGTGCTGAATGCGCCGGGCAGCCCGGCAGCGGTGTTTGATGACGAGCTGCTCAGCGTGGCCGTGCGAGAAACCGAAGCGCTGCAGGACTTCCTGAAGTACGACCTGCAGGAAGACGCTCAAGGCGTAAGACCCGGCAAGCTCCGCGCCCTTGACCGCAGCCTGGAACAGGGGACGTACACGGAAGCCGATGTTGCCCAAGCGTTCCAAGGTACGCGAGAGCTGTTGCGGCAACGGTACGGTGAACGCCTGACGCTTTGGCGAGCGGACGCACCTGAGAACGAGCGCAGTCCAAGCACCCGCACGGTGTTCATGGCAGATGAGCGCACGGCGCGCAGGTTTGCGGCAAACGGCCGGCAAGCGCTGCCGTATTCAGTCAGCGTTGATGACGTGCTGGCCGTCAACGCGCTGCGCAACGGCTACTACGAGGTCATCGTTCGCAAGAGCGCGCTCGAAGGCCAAGTCTTTGAGCGGGCGCGCGCCGCACTCGATCCCGACGTGGTCGAGGAGCTCATCACCCAGTACGGCACGCAACCTGCCAACCGCGTCGAGCTCGAGCGTGCGTTCGCCGATGGCGACCTGGTGTTCGCTGCGCACGAGATGGGCGAGGAGCCGACGCTGGTCACTCGCCTGGAGATGCTGGCGCAGTACACGCCCGACCAGTTCTTCATCGTGCCGCGCGCGCAGGCGGGTGCGCTGCTCGAGCAGCGCGGGGTGCTGAACCAGGCCGCCGTCGAGCGCCTGCAAATGGTGGCCGCGCGCGGCATCCGCGAGACGGCCGAGCGCTCGATGATCAGCGCCGAGGAGCGCGCAGCGATCGACGCCTCGGCCGCGGCCACCGGCGTGTCCGTGGCCGAGATTGAAGCGGCCGTGCGCAAGACGAAGATGGCCCACCCGGTGGCCCAGGGCTGGGAACCGCTCACCTACTCGCGCACCGTCGTCGAGGGCACCGGCGATGACCGCAAGGTCATGCACGAGTACAAGACGATCTCGTACCAGTTCAGCGCCGATGCCGACGGTAAGTCGCTGGAGCCCGGCACCGCCAACTACACGCGCCGCGTCAACGCAGTGGCGCGAGGCATGGTCGAGGAGGTGCGCACGGTTTTCAAGCGCGCCGCCCGAGGCGACGCCAACGCCCGCAACATCCTCGCGCAGGCCGGCTGGTACAAGGCCATGCGCACGCGCCTGCGCCAGGAGTTCGGCGGCCTGGGCGATCTGTTCGCCGACCTGCTGGGCGCGACCAGCCCCAACACGCCGGTGCGCGACAACTGGTTCAACGCGGTCGACGCGCTGCGCCGTGCCAGCCGCGGCGACTTCGATCAGCTCATCGTCCAGTGGGAAGCCTACTTCGACCGGGTCGACGCGCTGGAGACCGATCTGCGGTCCTGGTTCAACGAGCGCCAGGCCGAAGGCCTGAGCAAGCGGGCGGTCAAGGACCTGCCCGAGTACAAGACCAAGGTGGACGCGCTGCGCGCTGCGCGTGAGTTCCCCGACGCGCTGCTGCCGAAGAAGGAGTCGGGCTCGAAGTACGGCTTCAACGGGCGCAACGTGGCGCGCGCGATGGTCGATCTGTGGCGCGTGGTCAAGAACGCCGACCCGGACATCGGCCGCGGCGGCACTGCGCCCAAGGCGCTGAACTTCAGCGGCAACCTGATCGGGTTCCGCCAGCGCGCCACGATCGACGTGTGGGCCGCGCGCATGCTGCAGCGCCTGGCCGGGCGCCGGCGCATCCCCTCGGTCGCCGAGACCGGCGTGTCGGGCGAGATGCGCGAGGACGCCACCACGACGCTGCAGTTCGGCTTCGGGCAGGATGTCTTCGCCAAGGCGGCGCGCGACATCCGCAACGACCCCGAGCTCAACACCGATCCGGTGCTGGCCAAGACCAACGACGACGACCTGCAGGCCGTCGTGTGGTTCATCGAGAAGGAAGTCTGGACGGTCAACGACTGGACCAGCGCAGCGGGCGAAGGCGGCTCGTTCGAGCTTGAAGCCAACCTGACCGGCACCTCGCAGCAGGCGCGCGTCAAGGAGCTGCGCAGCATCATCGACTCGTCGCCGCCGACCTCTGACCTGGTCACCGCCGGGCAGGACACGACCGCCGCGCTCAAGATGATCGAGGATCACGAGCGCGCGCACGAGGCCGAGATCGCGGAGCTGCGCAAGCTGCAAAGCGGCGAGGTCAAGGGCACCAAGAAGCGCATGATCGAGCTCGGCCGGATCGTGCGCCCACCCGTCGAGGCCACGCGCCTGATCGGCAACGTCGAGCGCGCCAAGGCCCGCCTGGAGGCGTTCAACGCCCGCAAGGTCGCGGCCAAGGCTGAGCTCGCCGCGCTGGAGCGCGAGGTCGACCGCTTCGTCGGGGGCCTGTCGATCCAGATGTCGAAGGACACCCAGGGCGTCGACTTCGTGCCCACCGACGCCGATATGGCGCGCCTGGCCGAAGCGATCCGCCTAGCGGTCTACGCACCCGACGACGGCAGCACCGTGCTCGGCGCAAAGGCCCTGTCGACGCAGGGCCGCTACGGCGGCATCGAGCGCTCGCTCGACCTGGAGGTCGTGGCGCGCGAGGGCTACGACGCCAACGTCCTGTGGCTGGAGATGCTGCGCCAGGCGCAGGCCGCGCGCCAGGACAGCACGTTCCTGTCGAGGGTGCTGCGCGTCAACGAGGACGTCGATTACCAGCGCCACCGGCCGGGCGTCGAGATTTACTTCCGCAGCGCTGCGGACGCAGAGAAGCTGGAGAAGGTGCTGGCCGACCTGGCCCAGGAGGGCGTCGAGTTTCTGACCGTGATCGTCGACGGCCGACGTCTCGCCAACACGATGGCCGGCGAGATGCCGGCCGCCGTCGGCGTGCGCCTGCAGTACGTGCCCGAGTTCGAACAGCGCTACGGCATGGACGATTTTGGCGGTTTGGACGATGTAGCACTTGCTGATAAAATCAAGGCCAAAGCGTCCGAGCTGCGGGCGCTGGCCGAGCGGGTGTCTGCCTCGGTGGAAGGCGTGTCGTTTGCCGGTCAGTTCTGGTACGACACGCAGGTGGCGTTCAGCGCCGAGTATCAGGAGAAGATCGATGCCCTCGCAACTGGAACTGCTGAAGGAGGCGCTGGCGGAGTCCGAGGCCCGCAGTGGACCGGACAACCCGTTCGTGCAGGGCTTGAGGGCGCAGATCGCCAGGTACGAGAAACCGCTGGCGGACAACCCGGTGGAGACGTACTCGGCGGGGATGCGCAGCGCCCCGAGCCTGCAGCCGCCGGGCTTGCCGCCCCGCAAGTCTTAGAACAGGGCCCCCGCGGGACGTTCAACCCGCAGACCCTGGAGCTGGTCCTCAACCCCAACGCGGACCTCTCAACGTTCTTCCACGAGACCGGGCACTTCTTCCTCGAAGTGCTGGCCGACGTCGCCAGCCAGCCGGGCGCCCCGCAGCAGATCGCCGACGACATGGCCAAGGTGCTGGCCTGGTTCGGCGTGCAGGACCTCGCGACCTGGAACGCGATGACGCTCGACCAGAAGCGCCCGTACCACGAGCGCTGGGCCGAGAGCATCGAGCAGTACGTCATGGAGGGCAAGGCCCCCAGCGTCGAGCTCGCGCCGGTCATGCGCCGCTTCCGGGCCTGGCTGGTCAGCGTCTACCAGTCGATCAAGCAGTTCCTTGCGGCGCGCGGTGTCGCGCCTGCGGGCGGGCAGACGCTGGGGCAGGCGGCTGCGCCCGAGGGCGTGTTGACAGACGAGAACGGCCGGCCACTCGTGCTGTACCACGGCACGCGCGGTGACTTTGCGAAGTTCAAGCCAAGTCGCATCGGGGCTATGGGTCCCGGTGTCTATTTCACCGATAACCCCAAGGTGGCCGAGGGGTACGCAGACGTCACAACGCGACGAGGCCAAGAGGGTGGGGCAAACAAGATCTTGCCGGTCTACCTGACCGTTCGCAACCCGTTGGTGATCGACAGCGTAAACGACGCCAGCGAGCAGCTTTTCAACTTCGTGGACCCAAGCGGCAAACTGTCCGACGACGAAGTAATCGCAAAGCTGCGTGGCATGGGCTACGACAGCGTGCACGCCAAAGCCGATGGGGAGTGGGTTGTTTTCGACCCCAAGCAGATCGTCAGCGCCATCAGCGGCGAGGTGCTGGGCCAAGGCGACCAGCCTGCCGGCCCCCGGATGGGCCTCAACGACGACATCCGCCGCGTGATGGACCGCATGCTCGCCACCGACGAGCAGATCGCCCAGGCCAACGAGGTGGCGGGCCTCGTGCCCGACGAGCAGGCCGACGGCGAGGCGGCCGAGCGCCTGCAGAAGCGCTCGATCGCCGACCTGAAGTGGGCCGTGAAGGCGCGCGACAAGGTCATCGCCAAGCTCAAGCGCGAGGCGCGCGAGATCGAGAAGACCATCCGCGCCGAGGTCACGGCCGAGATCAACCAGCGCCCCGAGGTGCTGGCCAAGGCTGCGATCGAGAAGGCCGAGAAAGAGTTCGAGGCCGACCCGATGGCGGCCGACATGAACATCGCGGCGATTGCCGACAGCTTCGGCTACCCGAGCGTCGAGGCGATGTACCGCGCGATCGAGGCCTTCGGTGACCGCGCCGAGTCGATCGACGGCGCGACCGAGCGCCGCATGCTGGAGGAGCACGGCGACCTGATCGACGAGCGGGCCATCACCGAGGCGGCCAACGAGGCCGTGCACAACGAGGCCCGGGCCCGGTCCCTGGCCACCGAGCTGCGCACGCAGCAGGAGATGCTGGGCGGGCGCGCCGACACCGGCCAGGTCAACGCCCGCGGCGCGCGTGTCACGGTCAGCGTGCTGGTCGAGGCGGCCAAGCAGTTCGGCGCCAACGTGATCGCGCGCACCTCGCTCAAGGACCTGCGCGCCACCGCCTGGAAGCACACCGCCGCCGAGCGCCGCGCCGGCAAGCGCTGGCAAGAGGCAACGATGACCGGCGACACGGCCGCCGCGGTCAAGGCCAAGCAGGACCAGGTGCTCAACAACGCCGCAGCCAAGGCGGCGCTGGACGCGGCGGCCGAGGCGAAGAAGGTGCTGGAGTTCTTCGCCCGGGTCACCAAGGGCAACGACGAGAAGACGGTCGAGAAGGGCAGGGACCCCGACATCGTCAACGCCGCGCGTGCGGTGCTCGCGATGTACGGCGTCGAGACGCCGGCCAGCAAGGGCGCTGCCGCCTACCTGGAGCGCGTCAAGCAGAACGACCCCGACACCTGGTCGGCGCTGGAGCCGATGATCGCCGCGGCCACGCAGAACGCCCAGCCGCTGGAGGCGCTGACGTTCGAGGAGCTGCAGGGCCTGAACGAGGCCGTGCGTGCGATGTGGTTCCTGGCCAAGCGCTCGCGGCAGATGGAGGTGGACGGCAACCTGCTGGACATCGACGACGCGGCCGGCGAGCTCTTCGCGCGCATGGAGCAGATCGGCATCCCCGACCGCGTGCCGGGCGAGGGCATGGCCGTCACCCGGGCCGAGGAGCGCGGGCTCTTCCTGAAGCAAGGCATCGCGTTCCTGCGCCGCGTCGAGCAGTGGGCCGAGGGCATGGACGGCAAGTACGGCGGGCCGTTCCTGCGGCTGGTGTTCCAGCCGATCAAGGACGCGGCCGACCGCTACCGCAAGGAGCGCATCGAGTACCGCAAGAAGTTCCAGGCGCTGGTCGAGCAGATCCCGCCGATCGCCGCCGACGCCGTGATCGAGGCGCCCGAGCTCGGATACACCTTCGGCACGCCGGGCTCGACAGCGGGCACGGCGATGAACGAGATCCTGCACGCGATCGCGCACACCGGCAACGACTCGAATAAGCGCAAGCTGCTGCTCGGCCGCGGCTGGGCCGCCGAGCTGCCCGACGGCACGCTCGACACCACGCAGTGGGATGCGTTCATCAACCGCCTGGTGGCCGAGGGCAAGCTCGCCCAGGGGCACTACGACTTTGTCCAGGGCGTGTGGGACCTGCTGGAGGAGACCAAGCCCCTGGCGCAGAAGGCGCACCGCGACGCCTTCGGCCGCTACTTCAGCGAGGTCACCGCCAACGAGTTCATCGACCCCTTTGGCGTGATGCGCCGCGGCGGCTACGTGCCGGCCCAGGTCGACGGGCGCCTGGTCAAGGACAACGCGCTGCGCAAGCTGGCCGAGGAAGAGAACAACTCGATGGCCTTCGCGTTCCCGCAGCCGGCCAAGGGCTTCACGATGGCCCGCACCGAGTACAACCGGCCGCTGATGCTGGACCTGCGCTCGCTGTCGCAGCACCTGGACAAGGTGCTGCTGTTCTCGCTCATGACCAACCCCGCGCGCGACGTGCGCAAGCTGCTCACGCGCAAGCAGGTCAGCCAGCCGCTGGACCGCATCCAGCCGGCAGCGCTGGAGTCGATGCTGCAGCCCTGGCTGCAGCGCTCGGCGCAGCAGATCGTCGAGACGCCGATCGTAGGCTCGGGCAAGTGGGCCCGCCTGCCAGGCATCATCCGCGCACGCGCAGGCATGGCGCTCATGTTCGCCAACGTCAGCAACGCCGTGCAGCAGATCACCGGCCTGTCGACGGCCGCGGTGCGCGTGAAGCCCAGCTTCCTGATGCGCTCGCTGGCGCAGTACGTGGCCAACCCGCGCCAGTTCAGCCAGGCCGTGTGGGGCGCCTCGCCCTACATGGACGACCGGGCCAAGAACGAGGTGTCGGTGCTCAACGAGCAAATGGAGGCCATCCTGCTCAACCCGAGCACCTACGAGAAGGTCAAGGACTGGTCGAGCCGACACGCCTACTTCCTGCAGACTGCGCTCGACAACGTGCTCTCGCCGATCGTCTGGACGGGCGCCTACAACCAGGCGCTGGCCGACGGCATGAGCGACACCGACGCGGTGCGCTTCGCCGACTCGACGGTGCGCCAGACCCAAGGCTCGACGCTGCCCGAGGATGTGAGCCGGTTTGAGACCGGCCCGGCCTACGCCCGCGCGTTCACGCAGTTCGTGGGCTACTTCAACATGATGGCCAACACCAACGGCACCGCGCTCAAGCAGCTCGCGGGCGAGGTTGGGTTGAGGAAGGGCGCGGGCAAGGCGCTGTACGTCGTGATGATGGGCTTCATGGCGCCGATCTGGATCGCCGAGGCGATCGCGCTCGCGTTCCGTGGCGGGCCCGAGGATGAGGACGACGACGGTTACCTCGACGACTGGCTGGCCGAGGTGTTCGGCATGGGCACGGCGAAGGGCCTGCTGGCGCAGATCCCGATCGCGGGCCAGTTCGGCGTGGCCGCCGTGCAGCGCTTCAACGACAACCCGCTCGACGACCGCGTGTCGTTGTCGCCTGCGGTGAGCCTGCTGGAGTCCAGCGTCGGCGCGCCGCAGTCGGTCTACAAGGCGATCGTCGAGGACGGCAGCGCGCAGAAAGCCATCCGCGACGTCGCCACCCTGGTGAGCGTGGCCACCGGCGTGCCGGTGTACGGCCTGGCCAGGCCGATCGGCTACGCCGCGGGCGTGGCCCAGGGCAAGATCGAGCCCGAAGGCCCGGCCGACCTCGCGCGCGGCCTGATCACCGGCACCGCCAGCCCCGAGTCGAAGCAGCGCTGATCGTGTCCGTGCAGCGGACACGGGCGCATACCATCGCCTGAGAATCTGGAGTTGCACCCATGACCGTACCCTCGACCGCGCGCCGCGCCGGCCCCTTCCTCGGCAACGGCTCGACGACGACGTTCAGCTTCAGCTTCAAGACGTTCGCGGCCGGGGACCTGCTGGTCACCCGCACCAGCAGCGTCGGCATCGAGACGGTGCTGGTCAAGGACAGCGACTACAGCGTCACGCTCAACGGTGACCAGGACACGAGCCCGGGCGGCTCGATCACGTACCCGATCAGCGGCAGTGCGCTGGCCTCGGGCGAGAAGCTCACGATCGTCGGCGACCTCGACTACGAGCAGACCACCGACCTGCTGGGCGGCGGCGCGTTCAACGCCCGCGTGATCGAGGACACGTTCGACCGCACGGTCATCCAGATCCAGCAGCTCGAGGAGCGCCTGGACCGTGCCTTGTCGCTGCCGGTCAGCTCGACCGCCAACCCCGTGTTGCCTGCACCCGAGGGCGCCTCGGTGCTGGGCTGGAACGGCGCCGGCACGGCGCTGGAGAACATCCCCCTGACCGGCCTGGCCACCGCGGTCGCCTACGGCGCGATGCGCTACCAGACGTTCGTGGGCACCGGCACCACCGTCTCGTTCACGCTGCCCCACGACCCGGTCACCGTCGGCAACCTCGACGTGTCCATCGCCGGCGTCGTCCAGGTGCCGGGCACCGACTACAACCTGGTCGGCACCGCCGTCGTGTTTACCAGCGCGCCGCCGCTGGGCGCCACCATCCTGGTGCGCTACGGCCAAGCCCTCGGCAGCACCCCGAGCGACTCCAACGACATCAGCTTCATGCAAGCCGGCACCGGCGCAGTCACGCGCACGGCGCAGGCGAAGATGCGCGATGTGGTTTCGCCGGAAGATTTTGGGGCAGTTGGCGACAACGTGGCCGACGACTCGCAGGCGTTGACATCTGCCATGAACGCTGCGGTGTCTACCGGGCAAACACTTGAATTGCGCGACGGAGCAACGTACTACCTTGCAACGTGGTCAACCTTCACCAACAGCGGCGTCCTTCGCATGGAAGGAAGCGCTACGCTGCGAGGTCCGGCCTCAACGGTTAATTTTCTGTCGCCTGGAGCCAATTTTGATATTCAAGGCGCCACGTTTTCAACATGGGCATCAGTTGTAACTAGAGCCGCCGCACAAACTGGGTCTTTCACTGACGTAGTTTTTTCCGGTAATCGTTGCACCGGTTGCACAAGCCTTGTTTTTTCGATTGAGCGACCAATCGAACAGTACCGAATCGAAAATAACGACATCGAATCTTGCACCGGCGGGTATGCCATCCGAATCGGCGAAAACACATACGTTGATCAGGATACGTGGCAGAAGGGCTGGATTGTTGGTAACAGGATCAAGACTCTGAGTGCGTCAGGCACCACACCTGTCGCCGCAATGTTGGTATATGGGCGAGAGGTGGTAATTGCCAACAACAACATCGACGGTGTGACGCAAAGCGGCACTGGCGAGGCATGGGGCATTTACACCAAGACGCGCTACGCTGAGGTGTACGGGAACTATGTAAACAACGTCGTTGCGTCCAACAACGCGGATAACGTCGGTATCAACATCAAGGGCACGACACGCGCTGTCACTTCATCACCGCAAGGGTTCAGCGTTTCGGTTTTCAGTAATCAGGTGCGAAACATCGGCGTGCTTGGCGTGCGTGGCACGGGTATTCGCGGGCAGACAGATGATGTCCTGATATTTGGCAATCTGATCGAAAACGCTACCGGCGGCATAACCGTAGATGAGAGCAGTTCCTACCGTAACGCGAGGGTGCAAAACAACCTTATTCGCTTCCTAACTTTGGCGGTTGGCACTCGCGGGATATTGTTAGAGGGCAGCGGTAGCCAAGCGGTGGCCGACAACAATACGGTGTTGCAGGCATCGACGGGGATTGCGCTTCGTACTGGGCCTACTGCCAGTACCATGCAAGATGCCCAGGTAACGCGCAATCTACTAGCTAGTTGCACGGTGGGAATCGTGTTTGACGCATTTTCTGGATGCACGCTTGATCGCGCTGTTATCGAGTCAAATGTTGTCGATGGTGGCACTACGGGACTGCTGTTCAACGGAAGCGCGGGCACCGTCTCAAACATGCGGCTAAGGTTCAACGACTTTGCAAGGGCCGCTACACCACTTAGCGGATCGCTGGGTACAACTCCAGTCGTATTCTGCAATTTTGGGATTAACGGAACAACAGCAACAAACATGGGAGGGCCGATAACGGTCCCGGGCAATGTACGGGTGCAGGACGTAACGAACAGCAACGGCGGTATTCTGGTAACCAGCAACGCTGCAGGATTTGAAATCGCAACGCTCTACGGCGGGCAGCACATCATTCTGTCTCCGGGCGGCAGCGAAACTTTCCGAGCATTGGCAAGCGGGAACTTTGGTTTCAGAACTCAAGCCGCTGGAACGTCTGCGGTGGGGGTGCTGGCGATTGCAAATGGAACCGCACCAACATCATCTCCCGCCGGAATAGGCCAGCTCTATGTGGAAGCTGGCGCTCTCAAATTTAGGGGGAGCAGCGGGACGATAACGACTATCGCTCCTGCCTGACCATGACCCCCCGCCCCGCACCCCACCTCATCCGCTGGTTCCTGCGCACGACCGGCTACGCGGGCATCTGCCTCGCGCCGTGGGGCATCTTCATCCTGGCCGAGCACCTGCACAGCCAGCGCCTGATCCGCCACGAGCAGGCGCACTGGCGGCAGTACCAGCGCCTGGGCGCGGTCAAGTTCTACGCCGCCTACGTGTGGGGCCTGCTGCGTCATGGCTACCACGACCACCCAATGGAGCGCGAAGCGCGAGCTGCTGAAGGGATGACCGCATGACCGAGATAGACCCACGCGAATTCGGCCGCCTGGAGGCCGAGGTGCATTCGCTGCGTGCCCAGGTGACGAGCCTGCAGCAGGACGTGCGCACGTTGCTGGAGATGGCCAACCAGAGCAAGGGCGGCATCTGGGTCGGCATGACGATCGCCAGCATGCTGGGCGGGCTGGTGTCGTGGATCGCCAGCCACTGGGGGAAGTGACATGGTCGAGACGCTGCTCGGTGGCGTGTTCGGGGGCCTGCTGCGCCTGGCGCCCGAGGTGTTCAAGCTGATCGACCGCAAGGCCGAGCGTGCGCACGAGCTCAGCCTGCTGCAGGCCGAGATGGCGTTCGCCCAAGTCAAGGGCGAGATCGCGATGCGCCAGGCCGACGTGCAACTGCAGACGGCCGAGCTCGACGCGATGGGTGCAGCGATCCGCGAGCAGTCGGCCACCGCCCAAGCTGCCGGCTCGTTCGTGGCGGCGATCTCGGCGCTGGTGCGCCCGACCGTCACCTACCTGTTCCTGGCGCTCTACGCCGGCGTGAAGTTGGCCTCTTACCTGATCGCGATTGAGCAGGGCGGCAACTGGCAGCAGGTGCTCGTCAGCATGTGGGGCAAGGACGACCTGGCCGTGTTCAACATGATCCTGTCCTTCTGGTTCGTCGGCCGTGTCTACGAGCGCGCCCGTCAGTGAGGCGGTCGACATCGCCGCGGCGCTGTGCCGGCCCTTCGAGGGCCTGCGGCTGCGCCCCTACATCTGCCCGGCCGGCTACCCGACCATCGGCTACGGCACGGTGTGGAAGCCCGACGGCACGCGGGTGACGATGGAGCACCCGCCGATTGACCAGGCGACCGCGGAGGCCTGGCTGCTGCACGAGTTGAGGGCCACCTACCTGCCGGGCGTGTTGAAGGCCTCACCGGCCCTGCTGGCCAAGCCGCGGGCGCTGGGGGCGCTCACCGACTTCGCCTACAACCTGGGTGTTGCGCGCTACCGCGCGAGCACGCTGCGCCGGCGCGTCGATGCGGGCGACTGGGACAGCGCCAAGGAAGAGCTCGCCAAGTGGGTGCGCGGGGGCGGGCAGGTGCTGCCCGGGCTCGTGCGCCGTCGCCAGGCCGAGGCCCAGTTCATGTAACCCCTGAAAGGTCAAGGATGACCACCACCGTACCCGCTTCGATGATCGGCGCCTTCGTCACCCCGGAGACCTTCGGCGCTCTGGGCAACAACACGGCAGACGACACCGCCGCAATCAACGCCGCGGCCACCGCCGCCGGCGACTGGGGCCAGGTGTTCCTGAATCCGGCCAAGACCTACCGCATCACGGCAAGCATCACGCCGCGCACCGGCCAGCGCTGGTACGGCGGCGGCCGGATCACCACCGCCAACGGCTTCAACTTCAACGCCTTCGACCTGGTCGGCAAGACCGACGTCACGATCGAAGGCCTGCGCGCGGAGTCGGGCACGCTGGGCGTGGCCTACGGCAGCGCCACGGCGCGCTTTGTCAGCGCCAAGAGCAGCAGCCACCGCTGCCGCGTGCTGCGCTGCTACGTCACCGGCTTCCAGTCGGCGGTGCAGCTCAACAACTCGACCGACTGCAAGGTGCTCGACAACGTGATCGTCAGCCCTTACGGCTGGGGCGTGAACGTGCAGACCGACGCCGACTATGCCGAGGTGCGCGGCAACCGCATCACGGGCGCGGTGAACGAGCACGGCATCTACGTGGCCGGCAGCAGCGGCAACAACGTTGTCAGCCCGATCGTGGCCGACAACTGGGTGTCGGGCTGCACCATCGACGGGGTCAAGGTGAGCTACGCCGACGACACCCTGGTGCGGGGCAACCGCTGCTGGCTCAACGGCGGCGAGGGCGTCTACGTCACGGTGGGCGCCCAGCGCAGCGAGGTAGTCGAGAACCTGGTCTACACCAACGGCGGCAACGGCATCATCGTCTACACCGGCACGGCCGGCGACACGCTCGACCGCAACCGAGTGCTGCGCAACATGGTGCGCAAGAACGACAAGAACGGGATCAGCGTGACCTACGCCTCAACCGGCGCGGTGTCGAACACCTGGGTCGAGGGAAACGACGTCGACGACAACGACCAGGAGTCCACCGGCACGCAGTACGGCATCGTGCTGGGCGGCGGGGCGTCCAACACCGGGGCGCTAGTGCGGTTTAACCGCGTGGCCAACGAGGCCATCGGCGTGCGCATCGCGGCCAGCGTGCCGAGCGCGATCATCGGTCGCAACGTCTACGTGAACTGCACCAGCGGCACGAGCGACGGCGGCAGCGGCACCACGATCGAGACCTAAGCGTCAATGCTTTTGCGGAAAAAAGTGCGTTTTGCGGAAATCAGCGAGAGGCTATGTTAGTCTGCACTCTCGAAAAACCCCTGCAAAATCAATGGTGCCCAGGAGAGGACTCGAACCTCCACGGTGTTACCCGCTAGTACCTGAATCTACAGGTAATCCTTTGCAGATCAACGGCTTATGCCGTTTTTCGTTCCGCAAAAACCTCAACGAGCACCGTTGATTCTGTTGGGTTTTTTCGGGATTGCGGAAATTTTCCGGCCCTTGCCGGCCGAGTAGTGCTCCGTCATCACGACGCTCGCGTGGCCCAGTAGCGCCTGGCTTGCCTCGATGCCGACCTGATCGCGCAGATCGGCCGCGGCCTTGCGTCGCAGGTCCCGGAACTGGAAGTTCGCCGCGGCGTCGCCGACGGCAGTGCGCGCGGCCTCGAAGCGGCTGCGCAGCTTGGCCTTGCTCATGGGCTCGCCGTGCTCGTCGACCAGCAGCGCCAGGCTGCGCACGGCGAAGCGGCGCTTGCGC